AATTTAAGAAACTTGTAAAATCAATTAAAGAGTTTCCAGAGATGTTAAAACTACGACCTATTGTAGTTAATGCAAGTATGGTAGTTCTTGGCGGAAATATGCGTTTAAAGGCTTGTAAGGAAGCAGGGCTAAAAGAAGTGTGGATATTGAAAGCTGATGAATTAACAGAACAACAAGAGAGAGAATTTATTGTAAAAGACAATGTAGGATTTGGAGAGTGGGATTGGGATATATTAGGGAACGAATGGGATACTCAACAATTAGAAGATTGGGGTTTGGATTTAATGCCTTTTGAAGATGAGGTTTTAGAAGCAGAAGAGGATGATTATACCGAACCTGATAATATGAAGGTGGATGTTATATTAGGAGATTTAATTGAGATAGGAGAACATAGGTTACTTTGTGGCGATAGTACAGATTCAGACCAAGTGGCAAAGTTAATGAATGGAGAAAAAGCCGATATGGTTTTTACTGACCCGCCTTATGGGAATGGCTCAAGTGGGAAGTACGGTAGGGGGCAATTAGGTGTAAGAACAATACAAAACGATGAAAATTTTGATTGCGTAAATGATTTTTTTAATTTAAAGGTTTGCGAGGTTTATGTATTCTTTTTACAATGGAGAACTTTTAAAGAAATGTTTCAAACGTTAGAAAACAACGGGTTAGAATTAAAAACTATTGCGGTTTGGGATAAGAAAAATGCAGGGTTAAATGGTGCAGGAGGGATGAGTGAACAATGGGAGGCCATAATAGTTGCAGGGGATATTAAATATTCAAGATTTGGCGGGAACGTATTTAGGGTAAGTAGAGAGCAAAAGAAAAGAATTGACAGCCCACACCCACACCAAAAGCCGATTGAATTATTAAATGATGTTTTGGAATATTTTAAAGAATATAATTTATTACTTGACCCATTCCTAGGTTCAGGTTCAACAATGGTAGCATCACACCAATTAAAACGCAAATGCTACGGTATGGAACTAGACCCTAAGTACTGCCAAGTAATAATAGACAGAATGATGAAGTTAGATGATACATTACAAGTAAAGATAAACGGAAAAGAATATATACCTAATATCTAATAAATATAAAATATAATGAACGAAAGCGTACATATAAAAAAGAAAGCATTATTAAAGGCTTTAGAACAGACATTAGGAGTAGTAACAACAGCTTGTAAGAAAGTAGATGTAGGAAGAACAACCTATTATGATTGGATGCGAGATGATGAAGAATTTAATAAAAGCGTACAAGAATTATCTAATGTTGCTTTAGACTTTGCCGAATCACAATTACATAAACAAATAGCAGCAGATTCAACAGCAGCTACAATATTCTACTTAAAAACTAAAGGAAAAAGCAGAGGGTATGTGGAAAGGCAAGAAATAACTGGTGCTGATGGTATGCCTACAAACTTTCAAATAGAGATTATTGAAAATAAAAACTAACGTAGTATTTAAGCATTTACTACATTCAAAGAATAAAATAACAATAGAGCAAGGTGGAACTAGGTCCGGAAAGACTTATAACATTTTGCTTTATATTATTTTTAAGTACTGTTTAGAGAACACGAACAAAACTATTACAGTTTGCAGAAAGACTTTTCCTGCTGTACGTTCTTCTGTTATGCGAGATTTTTTAGATATACTAAAAGCACATAACTTCTATTTAGAGGAAGCACATAATAAATCTAACCACGAATACAAACTTAACGGAAACCTTGTAGAGTTTATATCTTTAGATCAACCACAAAAAGTTAGAGGTCGTAAAAGGAATTTACTATTTATAAACGAAGCAAACGAATTAGACTATGAAGATTGGCAACAGTTAATTTTCAGAACTGAAGATAAGATAATACTAGACTTTAATCCTTCAGATGAGTACCATTGGATTTATGATAAAGTAATACCAAGAAATGATGCAGACTTCTTTATTACCACTTACCTTGATAATTCTTTTTTAAATAAAACTATAAAAGAAGAGATTGAAAGATTAAAAGAAACAGATGAATCTTACTGGCAAATTTATGGTTTAGGATTAAAAGGAATATCTAAATCAACTATCTTTAATTATACAGAAGTAAACCATATACCACACGATGCGGAGTTTGTAAGTTATGGTGCAGATGCAGGGTATTCTAACGACCCTACAACACTTGTAAGCGTTTATAAGAAAGAACACAACCTTTATATCAAAGAACATATTTACCAAACACAAATGACTACTTTTGATATTGCTAAGAAGTGGAAAGAGATTGGTATTGAAAGAGAAACAATTTACTTTGATAGTGCAGAGCCAAGATTAATTGAGGAACTTAAAAGAATGGGTTTTAATGTACGACCAAGTTTAAAGGGTGCTGATAGTATTAATGCAGGAATTGACTTATTAAAACGCTTTAAAATACATATAGAGAAAGATAGTAATAATTGCATACAAGAATTTAGAAACTATAAATGGCAAGAAGATAGAAGTGGTAAAATGATAAACAAGCCAATTGATAAAAACAACCATACAATAGATGCTGTTAGATATGCAACGTATTCAGTTTTAAGTAAACCAAACTTTGGTAGATATGCTATCCAATAAAAAATAATAAAAACAACTATATACTTATATGAAAGTAGAATTAATTATACCTAATAGTTTAAATGAAATTACACTTGGTCAATATCAAGAATACATAAAACTTGATAAACTAACGGAAACAGAATTGGCTTATAAAATGATTGAAATTTTCTGTGGGTTAAAAGCGGATCATATCAGATTATTAAAAGCTAAAGATGTACAGGATATTGTTGCAATAATTTCTGTAATGTTTGAAGATAAACCTAGTTTGGTACATACATTTAAAATGAATGGTATTGAGTATGGATTTATAAATAACCTTGATGAGATGAGTTTTGGGGAATATATTGACTTAGATACTTTTATAGGAGATTGGGATAACATTGAAAAAGCTATGTCTGTTTTATATAGACCAATTGAATTAAGGAAAGGTAGCAGATACCATATAAAAGAATACGGAGGTGGAGATGCGGACCATTTAAAAGATATGCCTTTAGACGCTGTAATGAGTTCTATACTTTTTTTTTACAATTTAGGGAACGAACTATGTCAAGTTATGATGAACTCTTTAACGGAGGAGGAAGACAAGAACTTACAAGAGTATCTCAATTCGGAGGGAAGTGGGGTTGGTACTCAAGCGTTTATGCTCTCGCTCAATCAGATATTAGACGATTTGAAGATATCACTAAATTAAAAATGCACGAATGTTTATTATTTCTAACTTTTGAAAAAGAGAAAAACGAAATAGAAGCATCACAAATTAAGAATAAGTTTAAATAAATTCAATGCAAGGAATTAGAGGATTTTACCAATTAACGGAAACTATTAAAAACCAACTTCTAGAGGATGTAAATTGTAATACAGTTACAACTGGAGATATTACAGAGGTTGATACATCTAAGCAAACAATATTCCCTTTATCACATATAATTGTAAACAACGTTACAACTGAGGAACAATATTTATCTTTTAACATTACAGTACTTGCAATGGATATTGTGGATGAAAGCAAACAACCAACATCAGATATATTTAGGGGTAACAATAACGAGCAAGATGTTTTAAATACACAGTTAGCTGTTTTAAATAGATTAACTATGATTTTAAGAAAGGGAGATTTATATAGAGATTTATACCAATTAGACGGAGTACCTAGTTGTGAGCCTTTTTACGAAAGGTTTGAAAATAGATTAGCAGGTTGGGCCTGTACTTTTAATATCTTTGTAAAGAACGATATTGATATATGCAATTAGAAAAAACAAGAGATGCTTTAAATAAGTTTGCTAAATACGTTGTTCAACAATCTAGGAGTAATCTTACTAAAAGCGATAAGAACGTTTCTAAGGAACTCTACAATAGTATTGGGTACAAGTTAAACGTTTCTAAAAATAGTTTTGGATTAGACCTTGTAATGCAAGATTATGGAGTGTTTCAAGATAAAGGAGTAAAGGGTAAAACAAGTTCAGCTAAAGCACCTAACAGTCCTTTTAAGTTTGGAAGCGGAACAGGAAAAAAAGGTGGCTTAACAAATGGGATTGATAAATGGGTTAGGAGAAGAGGTTTTCAGTTTAGGGATAATAAAGGTAAATTTTTAAGTTATCAATCAACTGCTTTTTTAATTACAAGAAGTATATATAATAAAGGAATCAAGCCAAGTATGTTTTTTACTAAACCATTTGAGAAAGCATTTGCAGGATTAAATGAAGACCTTATACAAGCGTTTGCATTAGATGTAACTAAATTTATGGAAACAACAATAAAAGACAATTTTAAAAAGTAACAAATGGCAATAAATACAAGAAGTCCTTATTATGTTAACACATCAATAACAGATACTTCATATACAACTTTAGACGTTTATATCTGGGAAGGTTCGGTTACTGCAACTACGACACCAAAATATAGTTTAAAAAAATATGCAATAATTGGCAGTAATTGGGTTGGATATGAGATTGCTGAATTAATAAGAGATTATATAGAGGTTATATTTGATGGAGATTATAATGGGCAATCAGTTTGGTACAAATCAATTATAAAGGTTTATAATTCTTCTGATGTGTTATTAAATACTATTGATTATACTACACAATCTGCATTTGATAGCTATTCTTATTTTGAAGAAAATGAATCATTTAATTTGGATTACAAATCTTTATTAATAACTAATAGAGAAATGTTTGTTTTAGCTGATAATGTTTTCAGAATACCAGTAAATACAATTAATGGTCCAACTGTTTTATTTTTAAAAAACGGAGAAGTAGTATCAACTCAAATATTAAGTTCTTCTACTGAGAGTTCTAATCAAATAAAATATATTTCCGTTGATGGTGGTGCAGGTAATTACGATTCTTTTAAAAGCCGAGTTTTAGAAGATAACGGAACTTTTGAAAATACTAAATGTCTTAAAGACTTTTTAAATGAGTTTGAAATTGGAGAAGTTGATACAGTAAGAATATCAGATATAAATGGTTTACAAACAATAAAAATAAAAACATTAGATGAATGTAAATACGAGCCAAAGAAAGTAACATTTATAAATAAATTTGGTGTATTACAAGATATGTTTTTCTTTAAAAAAGCAGTTGAAAAAATGACTGTTAAAAAGGAATCATACAAGGCTAACATAAGGAATCAATATGATTCTTATAGTATAAGTAGCCACGTTAATAGAGAGTTTAATGTAATTGGAAATGAAAGTATTTCTTTAAGTAGTGGGTATCTAAGCGAAGAATATAATGAAGTATTTAAACAACTTTTATTATCTGAGAAAGTATGGATAACAAATGTAACAGATACAGCTGTACAAGTACTTCCGTTAAACGTTATTACATCAAGTATAACTTATAAGACTTCTTTAAATGATAGACTTGTAGAATACACAATAGAGTTTAATAATTCATACGACACTATAAATAATATCAGATAAATGCAAACTATTCAACTATACATAGAAGGGCAAAGAGTAGATATTTTTAATGATGAGAGCGTAGTTGTTACCGACAGTATTAAAAACGTTATGGATATTGACAAAATATTCACAGAATTTTCTAGAACGTTTAGCGTACCAGCATCAAGTGTAAACAACAAGATATTTAAACACTATTACAACAACGATATACAAGGTGGATTTGATGCGAGGGTAAGAGTAAAAGCAAATTTAGAATTAAACTTTTTACCTTATAAAGATGGCTATATTAAATTAGAAGGAGTAGACTTAAAAGATAATAAAGCGCATACATATAAGATTACTTTTTTTGGAAATACTATTTCATTGAAGCAAACCATAGGAGATGACTTATTGTCAAATTTAAGCTGGTTAAGTAACTTTGATTTTGAAGAAGACGTGCAAAACCCGTTTCCTTTATATTTTAAACCTACTGATATTGAAAGATACTTAACAACAGTACAAGAAAAAACAGTAGACGGAGTAACATATACTTCTCCTGTACAAGTGCCTTTGTTGACCCATACGCAAAGATTGTTTTTTGACAGTAGTGCAGAGGTTGCAGATAGTGGTAATGTATCTTGGTCAGGTGCAGGTGGTATTCGTGGAGTTAAATGGAATGAATTAAAATACGCTTTGAAAGTTTTAATAATTATAAAGGCAATAGAAAAAAAGTATACTATACTATTTAGCACTGATTTTTTTAACAATACAAATGTTGCTATTAAAGATTTGTTTATGTGGATGCACCGAACAAAAGGAGTGGTTACTAATGGCGAACAATTAACCTCATTTAATTATGGAGTTACAGGTTTTACAGGAACAGATACGAACATCAGCGAAATAAGCAATACGGAATTAACGTTATTTCAAAGGCAACAAGTAAATGTTTTAGAATTAAGTGTAATACCCGCAGCAGGATTTACAACCATACCCTACTCTTTTATAGTTTTTAAGGGTGGTGTACCTGTTTATAATAGTGGGCGTGTTACAGGCTCACAGAATAACGTGGCTATTCCTATATTTTATGGCGAAGCGTATACTGTTCAAATTATAATAACCGATACAATTAACTTTAGTAACGTCGATTTCTTTGTTTCTGGGTTTGATTCCGATACACAATCGACTGTTACTGCTAATTATCCCACAGGTACGTTCTCTGTTTCGGCTCAATTTGAGTTTAATATGTTGCAACAAATACCTAATATGAAAGTTTTGGACTTTTTAACGTCTATTTTTAAAATGTTTAACCTTGTTGCATACGTAGAAGATGGTATAATAGTAGTAAAAACATTAGATTCTTATTATAGTGGCGGTGTTTATTACGATATAACCAAGTATATTGACACAGAAAAAAGCCAATCAAATGTGGCGTTACCATTTAGAGAGATTGTATACACTTATGAAGGGTTACAGACTTACTTGGCATCGGTTCATAATCAATTATTCAATCAAGAATGGGGTAAAATAGAGTATAAAACAGATTCAAATATTAAATTCTCTGGCGACATTTTTAATTATACGATTCCTTTTGAGCATATGAAGTTTGAGAAGCTAATAGATGCGGGCAATTCAGCACCAAAAGATATACAATGGGGGTTTTGTGTAGATGATAATCAAGAGCCTTATATAGGCAAACCAATACTATTTAATTTAGCGAGAAAAACAGCGTCAATGTCATTTGTTAATGGTGTTGACTCTTCTAATGTTGCAACCTCTAGCAAAGAAATAAGCAATTATTTTGCCCCTTGCAATAGTAATATGAATGTTGTTTCGTTTGCTAGTCAGCCATCTTTAAACTTTGACCAAGAGCCAGACGAATGGGAAGGTCGGGATAATACAAACACTTTATTTAAAGACTATCACAGCCAATCTATTACAAGTGTATTTAACGAATCAAACAGAATCACAAAGGCAACAGCATACTTACCTTTAAGCATTTTGTTAAATTACAACCTTGCTGATAAATTTATAATTTTTGGTAAGTCTTATAAAATAAATTCAATAACCACAAATTTAGAAAATGGCAAATCTGAACTAGAACTACTTAACGATTTATAAAATGATAAAAAATATACTATTCTTATTGCAACAAGCAAAAGGAGAAACAGAAAATATTAGAATTGCACAAGGTGGGTTAAAACTACCAACAACAATAAAGGAAGGATTCAAAGCACTTAAACAAGAAATAAAATGGCAGAAAAAATAATAATTGATTTAGAAGCAAAAACAAATAAAGCTATAAAAGAAATTGAAAAGGTTTCTGGTGCTATTGAAAACTTAAATAAAGACGTTGTAAAAGGAAACCAAAACACAAGTAAATCTTTGAGTAATGTTGAAAAGGCGGCTGGTGCTGTTTCAAAAGGAGTTAAAGGTTTTGGATTAGCATTAAAAGCAGCTGGAATTGGGTTAGTTATTTCTGCATTAACTTCAATGAAAGAAATCTTTAGTCAGAACCAAAGAGTTGTAGATGTTTTCTCTACTGGTTTTGAAGCATTTTCTATTGTCATTAATCAAGTAGTAACTGCTTTAATAAATACTTATGATGCAGTAGCTAAAAGTTCAGAAAACTTTAACGGACTTGGAAAGGTTTTAAGTGGACTTCTTACAATATCAATAACTCCTTTAAAATTAAGTTTCTTTGCTATCAAGTTAGGAATACAACAAGCACAATTAGCTTGGGAACAATCGTTCTTTGGTGGTAAGGATAATAAAAAAATACTAGAATTAAATCTTGGTATTATAGAAACAAAGAAAGCTATTTTTGATACTGGTAAGGAAGCGGTTGATGCTGGTAAAGATGTTTACAATAATTTTTCAGATGCTGTTGGGGAAGTAGGAAATATAGCGAATATAGCTAGTGAAAATTTAAGTAAGGTTAGTGTTAAGTCTGCTATTGAACAAGCTAAAGTTAATATAGAATTAAAAAATAGTGCATTAATAGCAGCTGCACAGCAATCTAGATTAGTTGAGCAATACGATAGACAGGCTGAAAAATTAAGACAAGTTAGAGATGATGAAAGAAACAGTTTAGAAGTTAGAAAAAAGGCTAATGATAATTTACTTTTAACTTTAGAAGAACAAGAAAAAGCAATGATAAGTCAAGCAGGTTTACAAGTTGCATCTGCACAAAATGAATTTAATAAAAATAAAACAGTTGAAAATCAAATTGCATTAATAGACGCTTTAGCAAACAAAGAGGGTGTACTTGCACAAATAGAAGGTTTACGAAGTGAGCAACAATCAAATGATTTAGCACTTGACAGGGAGAAAATAGAATTAACAAACTCTAAACTTGAAAGTGAAAGTAAATTATCTATTGAAAGAAAAAGATTTAATGAAGAACAGATAAAGGATGAATTTTTAAGATTACAAAAATTAAAAGAAGTTGATTTACTAGAAGCGGAACAAGAAACATTAAGGCTTCAAACAATAGTAGATAATGCAAATTTAGGTACACAAGCCAAAATAGATGCTCAAATAGCACTTGATGAGTTTACAGAACAATCTAGGCAAACAAATATAACTAGAGATACTGAAATAGCAAATAAACAAATTGAATTAGAACAGAAAAAAACTGCTGCTAAATTAAAAGCATTAGATGATTTGCAAATGATATTTGGTGCAGAAACCGCTATGGGTAGAGCTGCATTAATTGGAAAACAACTTTTAGCAGCACAAGAACTGTTAATAGATTTAGGGGCGATAAAATCAAAAGCCAGTAAAGCAATTATAACTGCTAATATAGAAGCTGCTTCAAGTGGTTCTGCTGTTTCTAGTGGATTTGCACAAACTTTAAAATTAGGTTTTCCTGCTGCTATTCCTGCGTTGATAGGTTATGCTGCAACTGCTGTTGGTATTATTTCGTCTGTTTTAGCTGCAACTAAAAAAACAAAATCTGTTGCAAGTTCTTTTAGTGGAGGTGGTGGAGGTGGTGGAACAATTACTAGTGCCCCTGCTGTTTCTCAACCACCAGCTTTTAATGTAGTTGGTGCAAGTAATACAAATCAGTTAGCAGATGCTATTGGTGGTCAATCGAAAGAGCCTGTTAAGGCTTATGTAGTTTCAAATGATGTAACTTCTGCACAATCTATGGATAGAAATATTGTAAACGGAGCATCTATTTAA